GGGTCGGCACCTCCCAGCTCCGTGCGGCGTCATTAGACGTACACAGAGACTGGCGACGTTAGGACCGAACACAAAGTCCGGTGACCATACATAGCCGCATCCGAGTAAGAAAGCGGCGTGCCGATCATACACCCATGTTTATATTCCCCCCACGCCTCGAGGTCGATATCGACCGCATGTGGGTTGCCGCCTGCCTGGCGTACAGCCCACCGAACCAGCCATTCTGGGATACGTTGGCGTGCGAGGGTGAGGAGAGGGAATTGAGAAAGAACGCCCCTGGGTGCGGGGACGTTTATGAGGTCGGCGACCGATGCCGTACCAACAGACGAGGTGAGGGTCAGTTCTCCCAGCCGTACTGTCTCGTAGACCCGGTACCGAGCAGGCAAGCTCTTGCGGAAGCTTGCCTCCTCCATGGTACCGACTACGCTGACCCCGGCTTGGTTCAGAACCGACACTTCCAGCGGCTGGGCGGCCTTTGTAAGAAAGTCGACGGTGGCGGCCCTTGGTAGGGGGGCCAACCCGTGACGGTCAGTGTCCGCGAGGTTGACGAGCAGCCGGACACTACGGTAGTAGCCCCCCTGGTGGAATTGGGGGCCGTTGTCGAGGGCCGTCTTGCCTAGCATCAGGTCCCGCAGTTTCTTGTGGTCCTCCTTCGGTAGCCCAGACATCCTGACGATGCTGGTGAAGAGGAGCAGAGGCAAGTCGTGCAGGCCAGACCTGTTGACTAGGGTCCGGCACGCGGTTAGCATGCTTGTGAGGGCTTCTGATGGCGATAGGGCGGCTTCGCTAACCCAGTTACCGTTCACCACGCCCGCAACGCCACGCGCGAGGTACGCTCGCGTCGCCCTTCCTGAAGAGGCGTTGCGGAGGAACTCAGTCGATACGTGGCCGACCGACTGTTTGATCGGGTTCATGCGGAGAGGGGACCGGGCCACCAGTGATGCCACAGCGCCGGCGGCTTGGTAGGTCCGTACCCCGAAGTAGATGTCGTCGCCGACGTGCAAGGCGGGGGCATCGCGCATGAGTTGGTCCCCGAGGACGAGCTTCAGATAAACTCGATTTAGGCATGAGTTTATAAACGTCGTCCCGCGGTGACCGCTCATCAAGGTCCCGAGGGACCGCCCGATCTTGCGGTCCCCCAGGTAGATGTAAGACTTGTCGAAGGACGCAAGGAGAGGGCCTGCCAGATGGGGCGGGTAGCCAGTGATATCGCACAGCTCCTCAAAGAGGATTCGCATCGCCTCGTTACTGTGCTGGGAGTTGAAGTCGTCGTAATCAAGCATCATACTGACGCCGGCCCTCCCACGGGCCATCCGGGTCCTATAGGCCATACCTACATGTCCACCCTTGCCCGGGTCAAGGATGAC